TGCCCGAAAAGAAAAAACACCAATAACTCATCATTATTGGTGTTCTTATCACAAGCTAAAAATTAAGCACGTTTGAAGTCAAAATGTACAAATTTAAAAACACCAATTTTTAGATAATAAAATCAGTTTATTATGTATCTGTGATATTGTTTATTTCCGAAATAATATATATTTTTCCGAAACTACAAAAGTTACAGGGTTGTAATAATGCCATAAAATATGAATAAAGACATCCGGATGTTTCAAAATACTTATCATGCAAATATGGCAGAAGTTGCTGAACTTCTAGATTAATTAAGCGTCGCTTGCTGCTGCTCCACTGCCACCAACGGTTCTAAAAACTGCGTGAACAGTGTCTTTTGGATTTTTAAAATCTGTTATTTTGATAATAAAAATCTCGGTTTCGTATGATGATAAACCAACTCCAAGGTCGTCCTCTGTTGTTACATAATTCCAAGATCCATTTATAAACATCAATACTAATGAATTTTGAAAATCTTCTGGTAGTCGTACTACACATAACGATTTTTTTTCAAAATCTTCGTCTGTTGCAGCAGGCACGATAACTTTTAATACATCAATTTCGCCACCGCTAACACCGCCTTTAGTTTTTTCAAGAAGTTCGACTTTCACTTCAAGGTTTGCAATATCTTTGCCGATTTGATATGCACTTAGTTCGTTTCTGTTACCAAATTTTGGATTAGCCATATTTTGCTCCTTATTGACCGTTTTTACCTTTTTGATACGCCGACATCAAATCCATACTTTTTAAGCTTTCTACTTCTTTTGCAAGCTCATCAAGGCTGGATTTAAATTCTGTTATCTTTTGAATTAATTTCTCGGGCATTGTCTCGTCACTTTTAAGATTACGGATTGCGTCAGCTAATTCTCGTAGCGTGTCTAAATCGGACGCAACATCACCGCCTAGCAAATCTGCTTTAAGCTGTGTAATCTTTTTCTCAATTAATTCAATAATTGCTTTATCTTTACTGCCAAGATATTCAGCAAAGCTATTAAGTAATTCTGCTACTGTTTGTTGTGCCACTATAAAGCTCCTAGTTGATAGTGAGTTTTTAATTCTTCGAGAGTTGGGAGTTTAATTACAGGTTGATTACTATTATCAATCAATTTCTCACTAATTAGTACCTTAAACCGAATTGTGTCATTTTTTTTTAATAGCACCTTGAAAGCATTGTTTTTTGACACCCCTCTTAATAGTACTTTGAAATGCTTACCCATTTTCTTCCTCTTTAGTAACATCAAACTCTACGGTTAACTCCCCTCTAAACATAGTTTTGTATTTACCGTCAATGATGATTTGACAGTCATACACCGCACTTTCCCACTTAATATCTTTCGTTAATTCATGAGAAAAATGACACAATAAGGTATTGTCTTGCACGGTGATAGAGTTATCTGCTGTGCTTAATTTGAGTGTACTGCCTTTCTCTGGGGTAGCCCACAAATCAATTTGACGATTTGCTAATTCAAAAGGTGTTTCCGTGTCATTGTCAACTGTAAAAATATCAAACGATACAGTACGGTCATCACCACGATAAATAGCAAAATCGACAATAGGGATTCCAAGATTTTCCATTTTTACTCCAAATAAAAACCGCACTTTGAGCAATCATTGTGCGGTTGATTTAGTTTAAGTTTAATTAGATGACAATTAAGCCATTTTCCTTTAAATGCGTATAGATTCGATCAATCATTACCTGTTTTAACGATTTAGATGTCTCTTCTTTGGTTAATGCCTTATCCATAATTGCGTTGGCTGTTTCGCCATCAATCCATTTATATTCGGACGTGATAGGCGTGAAATCCGTTACAGAATCGCCACTATCAGCGCCTGAGCCAACTACATATTTAGCATTAATTGAACCATCTTCTTGAATTGAGAAAGAGGCGATTGTTGAATAAACAGGATTTAAGATTTTATTGAATTGCATAAGCATCCTCATTTTTTAATTTACGGTAAAGTGAATTTGGACTGAATTTGTGTGGATTATCAAATCCTAGACATTCAGCGCACCATTCTGAACAGAAGTATTTGTTTTGGTTTTGCTTGAATGGTAAAAGCACACCAAGCGCACCAAACCAGTCATATTTCAGCCCTGCTGTTTTTTTGTAAAATAATCTGACCAAATCGGCATTAATATCAACTTCGACCAAATCCCATCTGTCGTTAGGCAGTGGCATAAGTCTAAGTCTCACATCTCCATCAATATTGCTTGCTGTGTAGCACTCAAATAGCATTTTCCCGTTCTTCTCATAATTAGGGATAACCATTTCACAATGGCTATAATCCCCTTTTGTCAAAAAACGGATTGTGTCATCACATAAACGAAAGATTGTATTTTTTAAACCTTTTCGTTTGCGTTTATGCTTGTAGAAAGCGATATATACTTTCGACATATTTTTTAAACTCCATAAATAAAAACACCAACTCACTACTGCGAATTGGTGTTAGCTACGAGCCACCATAAAGGTGAATGTGGTGCCATTGATGTTTATGTATTTATCGCTGGCTCTAAGTCTTATTCGTATCCTGTGCGCTCTGTTTGGCTCCAGATCCATCATTGTTGTTAGCATTATAAACTGCTCATTCCAATTTCTCTTTTCTGGCGTGGTATTGGTGTAGTTAAATGCTCTGCGTTGATCGTTTAAGTACATCCTAATATTAACACCAGAAAATCTGTCATTATCACCTTCATTGTTTGAAGAATAAACTCCAAACGGCAGAACGGTTGGATAAAGCAAGGCCTTACGCCAAAACGGAGCGGCTGGCAAATCTATGGTTAGATGAGTATTCTCCCAATCATACCTATTATCTGCTCTATAAGCCGAAACGCTATAAAACTTAGCAATATCACTGATGATATTGTCAGCCTTAATAGTTTGACCCTCGATGTTCACACCTCGAATCGTACTACCTTCAATAGTTACACCTCGAATTGTGCCACCGTTTATATTAGAGCCTCTAATATCGCCACCGCTTATAGTATTACCGTGAATGTTTGTACCTGTAATCTCGCCAGCCGTAATCCTACCAATATTAGAGCTAATAGCCGACAAACTGCCAACATTCAACTTATCGGAAGTTAGAGAGCGAGAAACAATATGGTTTGAGTTAATACTATTTGTCGCAATATGTTTGGCTGCTATTGCACCTGCTGCGATATTGTTAGCTGTTACACTATCCGCACCGAGCTGTTTAGTGGTAATTGAGTTTGTAACAATCGAGCCGCCATCAATAGAGGTTATCGAGGTTTCTCGCCACGGACTAGGCGTGGTTTGGCTTGGATTCACCTCTTCGAGCATAGCTCTAGCCATATAGCAATCTTGATATGCTTGCTTATTACCGAATCTTGCGATGCGGAAAATAAGGCAAACAACACCACTATTAGGCGCCGTAAATTTAACAAACGCTCGATGTGCTTTACTCGTATCTACCCCATTTGCAAAATGAGAAGAGCTAGCCTCAGCGCACGCCTCTCCATCATTAAGCAATATTCTGTCTCGCTCACCAAATAACCCAGAGTCTGCAATCCAGCGGACGTAATTTTTACTGTCGGCACTATATTCTTCTGCTATCAAGTAACCACCACAATGATGACAGCCAACATAAGCAGAGAATATGTAGGTTTTCCCAGGTATTAAATTTGCGAAAGCCCGAGCATTATCCACCCAAAGCTGATTGTTTTTACTATCAACAGCTAACTGAGAGAATCCATTTACAGTCCATCTAGCAAGGCTAAATGTTTCATCTTTATATCGACTATCTCTAGGTCTGTAGTTCTGATTTGTGTTATAACGTAGATTTTCATACTCAACGCCAACACTACCAGCAGTCCAGTATTTACGGATTTCTTCATTGTGAAAAGCAAACCCGTGCCAACCTTCAGAATTACCTGTAAATAAAGGGTTTTTAAGCAAATTGCCGCCAAGCCCCAAGGCGAGCTTTTCGCCTGTGATTTGAGTTGTCGCAATATGCTCAGCTCTAATCGCCCCAGCCTGCAACGCTCCAGTAGTAACAGAGTTTGTTGCTAACTTAGATGCGGTCACCTCGCCATCAGCGATTAAATCACCAGCAACTACCGCTTTTCCGTTTTGCACCTTAAACAATGGCTTTGGAGTTCCGTTAGCATTTGGCACAACCTGGAACTTGTCTGCCATCACAATAACAGAGCTTTCCTCTTTGTTTGCGCCAAGGGAAATGCCTGCTATTGCTGTCTTGCCGCCAGAAATAACCTGCGTTTTAATTGTATGTGTAGCGGACAACTTACCATTAACATCAGCAACTACTTTGCTAACGCTTTGAACTTCGGCTCTTGCACTTGCTACACTACTTTCTGCATCTTCTGGTGCAGGTGTCCAGTCTGTTGCGACCGTACCGCGCTCAAATTTGATTTTATTGATAGTGTATTCGGAATTAGCACTGTTTGGATAAAAATACAGATTTAAGTGTGTATTATCTGCATAGATACCCTCATTTTGACCACCATTAGCTAACTTCCACTTGCCCTTGCCTTGATAGACACCGTCCGCAACTTTTTCTAAAGTTAATACCTCGCCATATCCTCTAGAGTTAAAAACCCCAATCCCCGTGCGGTCTGCACCGACTTCACCGTATAACGTAACAACAACATCATCACCAACAGCAGGAGCTTCCGTGATAGCATAACGCTGTCCGTAATTACTGCTTGTGATAGGTGTGCCACTGTTTCTGATTAAGTTGCGACCACCAATGGATAGCTTGTTAAATTCAGCCTTCGCATC